TAAAGCACGTTCTATTTTAGGCGATCAAGGCGATAAGCTTACAGCCGTTTGTATGCACAGTAAGGTATATTACGACCTTGTTGAGCGTAAAATGGTTGATTACGTTTTAGCTTCCGATGGTAACGGCGGTTCAGCTACAGCGAGTGGTGGAACTATCGCACCGGCATACGGTGGCGACGGTACTGTACCAACTTATTGCGGACTAAGAGTAATTGTTTCCGATGATGTTTCTACTACAGGTAGTGGGTCTTCTACGGAATACAGCACTTATTTCTTTACGCAAGGTGCAGTTGCTAGTGGAGAACAGGCCGGCCTAACTACTGAAACAGACAGAGATATTCTGGCTAAATCAGACGCTATGGCGGTTGACCTTCATTATTGTTATCACCCCGTAGGTTCTAAATGGGCTGTTACTACAGTTAACCCAACTAGAACACAATTAGGAACCGTAGCTAACTGGTCGAAAGTTTACGAGA